GTCCGGCTTCAACGAACCGGCTTGTGTCGCGAGCGGCCTCTGCGGCCTGCTGTCCGACCTGACGAAAACCCTGTAGGGAGGCAAGCTGCTGGTCCGCCAGAGCGACGTCTTGAATCGCCTCGGAGTAGATACGAACAAACTGGCTTGCGCTGCCCAAGCGGCTCGCCTCAGCGATCTTCTGGTCCAGCGCGCCCTGTTGCGCCAGAAGCGCCTCCGCATTGCGAGCTTCGCGAAGATCGGCCGCGTAAGTCGAAATCGCGCCGCGCAAGTTGGTAAACCCTTGCCCGGCTTCGCGCGCGGACTGGACGATACGATCTTGCGCCTGGTCAAGGTTGTTGGTGTCAATTCCGGCTTGTTCAAGCGCCGCGCTTTGCGCCTGGAGATCGGTCTGTGTTTTGCGAACCGCCGCCCCTGCGGTCTCCACTTTGCGCTCCAGAGACGCCAGAGCGCGTTCCTGGGCCGCCGTAGCAGCACCGCTCGAACCAAGCTCGGTCTTGTAGCTCTCCAGCGCCGCCTCCGCCTGAGAGAGCTTCTTGGTGTTGTTGTCGAGAGTATCCGAGAGGCGACGGTATCCGTCGATCTGCTGCTGTAAGCCCGCGAGATCGCGGCCGACATCTGCCAGGGCGCGCTGAGAAGCCCGAAGCTCGTCCAACGCGATCTCTCCGCGAGACGCAGCTTGGACTTGCTGGTCAATAGTCTGGCTGAGGTTCCGGATTGACTGGGCAACACTCGTGAAAGTGCGCCCCGTCTGATCCTTCGCTGAAATCAGAAGCTCGATGTCGCGCCGAGTCGTCATTCGTCCCCAAGCTCCTTAAACAGCTTCTTCAAGGCCCTCATGGCCTTTCTGCCTCCCCCGAATACAGCCGCACCAATGGTTTGGTCAACAATGGCGTTAAGCCGAACCCCCCGCTTCTGTATAGTCTCAGCCAATGCCGCCTCGTTGACGAGCTTGGCTAAGGGGTATCGGTGGGCGTCGGGGTGTCCATAGTGTTTGAGGAAGGCGACATTTTCTCGGCACTCCCAATAGTATCGCTCAAATTCTTCACCAGGGGTCCCACCTTTAGCCCGTTTGCCTCCATGACCGCCGCGAGACCCCTGCCGAACTTTCCCAACTCGACTCCACCATCCTCCATCGTAAGACGATAGATTTCGTCAAGCGCTTTCATCGTAACTGTCACAGGTAGTTTGCGAAACTCGCTGACTGATTCAGGTTCGTCAGCACAATGAGAAATGATTTCCGCCGCCATGCCCGGAAAGTGACTGGCGACGTCGAGAATAATATCGGCCTTCTTGCTGGCGCTGATCCGGCCAGTGGGGGTCGAATGTCTTGCGATTGCCGCTTTGATGTCTTCAAAATGCCCTTGGCTGAGAGCAACCAGGTCGTCCGTGCTTACGCCTCGGACCTGGAAAGTTCCGCCAGAGAACTTGATCTCTTTGCGGATGATCGTGAATGAAATTGCCATGTCGACTCCTTTGGCTTGCAGAAACAAGAGGCGGCCCAGTCCCCCTTCGACCAGGCCGCCTCCCTGCGTGACCCCCTGCCGGGGAAAGACTTACGCAGCGACCGGCTGTCCGTCTGCGTAGTGGCGTTCGAGCTTGACCCCGGCGGCCGTGGTCTTGGTCAAGACCTCGCCCGAAAACGACATCTCGTTCCAGTCATCACCCTTGAACTCGTAATCGCCATCGGGGCTGATTTCGACCAAAGGCCAGTAGTGGTCGATATTCTCGCCTTTCGTGTTATCCGCGACATAGCGAACCGACCCCTTGATCTGATCGCCCTTCGAGATGATGACGGTCCGGCTGGATGCCGCCTGGTCGTAGGCAATGGTAATGACATCTCCGGCAGCAATAGCACCGCCCTCAGGGACGTAGATGCGAGCGCGCACCAGATCGACCTCGTAGTTCGCCGGAAGGTCCGGAATAACTGCCGGGACGTTATCGCTGACCACGACGTTGGAGATCAGGCGAGTGCCGGTCGGGTTAGCGTCGGTCGCGCCGATCTGATACCAACGGCCGAGCGTGGTGATTGTGATGTTTTCGGTCTGCGCCGGGGCAGCCGCGATTGCCAGGGCTTCGGCATCACCCTTGAACAGCATCGCCAGGTTCTCGGCAATGATGTCGTCGGTCGTAAAGCCGAGAGTGGCCGTGGTCCGGATCACGATGCTGGCATCGCGTTCACGTTCGGCGGTGTCGCTGGAGAAATGCTCCTGGCGCTCCTCGTCGGTCGAATAGGTCAGGCTGGTGGTGTTGCCAATATACAGTTCACCAGTCGGATCGCCGTTTGCGTCGAAGCGGTCGAAGAACAGCTTGCCAGCGCCAAGCACCAGTTGGGTTTCACGTTCTGCCATCGTTAAGTCTCCTCTGTGAATGGCGCTTCCATGTCAGTGGCGACTTGGATTGTCACCGGCATATAGAAATACGCTGTATCGGATACATCATTGTCGGGCGGATGCACAATAGGGTTTGTGAATAGAATCGAATGAACCCGCTTCCCCAGGCGAAACTCCAGTGGATAAAGCGGGCCTCCTCCGTTCCCCTTCTCGGCAAGGAGTCGAGCCATCCGTTGCTCGACGTATGCCAGAAGCTCATATGCCGGATCGAGAGGATTGATCGAGTCGTCCTGGGCGAAGCCCTGGATCAGCAACCTCCAATCGTCCTTGCGCGTGGTTTTCTCGTCGCCCCCTTGTAGCGACAAGAGTTGTCGCGGCGCTTCCAGAATCACTAGGAAGGGAGGAGCAACCTCGTCACCGAATACAGTCCGGCCACGGAAGACTTTGCCTGTCAGGCTTTCGGCCTCGCCGTCAGGATCGACGACGATAGCTTCCAGGTGTTCGGTCAGCGCCTTGAGAATGTCTATCCGTTTGGAAACCATTTCTTACCTCGTTGACGAGTTGAGGCGGACCCACTGGCGCAAGAACTCGCGCTCCAGAAGCTCCGCGAACCGAGGGCTTTCAGTCGTCGAGACATCCCGAAAAACCTGATCTACTGACGGTCCATATAGCAGCGCCACGTTCTCGTCCAGCATTACCCCCGCGCCGCCCTTGCGGCGGCCTTTCAGGCGCTCGCCTGGGCGGAGCCGAACAGCCAGACCCAGATTGAACCCGTCGCTTGTGTCGCGGCCTCTGCGAAGCCGGACAAAGAAGGCCCTGCGAAGGAACTTAGCTCCGCCAGGGTTGACCGATACTCGGATGCCTCCGCGACGGCGCGCGCCCTGGATAGTCTGGTTGCCGGTGGCAAAGCGAGCCAGAGAAGTCGGCCGGAACCTGGCAGAAACGATTGCCGTCAGATCAGCTTCGGTCGCCAGCTTGCGGACGCCGAATCGAGTCTTGTCTCTGAGGTATCCCGGAGGAAAGTTGGTCTGTTCCTTCATCTCTTTGATCGAGAGAGGAACCACCTTGCGGCGGGTCGTATCGTTCACCGCTAGACGAGCGGCCCGGCGCGCGACCTGGGGGCGCTCCTCCAGAAATTGCTCTACCTCTTTGAGGCCGACCGTGGTGATTCTAGCGGACATGCCCTCTCCGGAGGTCTAGGACCTGGTGCGAGCCACGACCCAGATAGTCTCGCCAGGGCCGTCAGGGGGTTCGAGAGTGTCGAGCTTGAACGCGAGGTTCTTGTAGCTCGGGATCGTGATCTTCGCGCCCCTGGCGATCACCAGAGGGGCCTCACCATTATCAACGAGCGCCTGGCTCACGGCGGCCAGGTTGTCGTCGTGGAAGACTAGGCGGTCGATCCCGTCCAGGACCTCGCCGTAGTTGCCGTCCAGGTCGCCCGTTTGATCCAGCTTGGTGTGATACCTGACCGTCAGGGTTTCGCCGGTATATTCTGCGGCAAAAACCAGACCGTCCGGATGATCTACGTCGATCAGATCGCAAGACACGGCAGCAAGCCCGTGGAGCTTCTGCCGTGCCTGTGCTTTGATCTGATCGAGCGTCGGCACTTAGAGGCCGCCGTCCCGATGTTCCTTGGCGGCCGCCAGGAGGTCGGCCTTGAGAGCATCGGCGTCGTATTCGACCTCGTTCTCGTCGAGATACGCCTTGAGCGCCTTGACGTTCATCGAGTCGAGATCGACCATCTCGTCTTCGCCTTCACCCTCGTCTTCGCTTTCGTCCTCCTCGGACTCGACACTGGCCGGGTTGACGATTTCGTTCGCCGGGTTCCGATACTGGGGTTTGCGGGTCTTGGTCGCCAGGTCGTCGAGGGTCGAGAGTTCGTCCTTCGTCAGTTCGACGGTTTCACCAGCCTTGAACGTCACGCGCTTCTTGTTGCGCGTGGTCGTCAGGTTGGTCAGCAGAACCTTGGTGGGCATGTTTCGATTCCTTGGTAGCTGGAGGGTCGTAACCCTGGTCCGCCTCCAGCTAGACGGACCAGGGCTGTAGTCGACTTATCCGGCCACGGGCAGATTAGGCTGCGTCGTGGACCTGGAGCTTGAAGGTGTTGTCGGGCATCATCGGCACCGCCAACGGAGCGCTCTGGGTCAGCGTGTATTCCTTCGCCGGATCGTCGTTCTTCTTGTCGACGATGCGCGGGAACATACGGAGAGCCTGGAGGCGCGCGTTCGGGTCCTTGATAGCGCCGAAGCACTGAACACCGTCCATGCGACGGCCGACGCCGACAACCGCGTTCGGATCGAGGTAGTAAGCCTCGGTGTAAACCCCGGTGTCGGGGTTCCGCTCGTGGAAATATCCGGCGTAGGTCCAAATGTTGACCGAGGTCGCGGACTGACCGCCAACCAGGCGAGCCTTGAGTTCGGCCTGCTGATCGGTGTCTGCCTGACCCAAGATCGGGGCGTCAGCAGCCGAACCGCCGATGCGGTAGTCAGTGTTCAGCAGTTCCTTGAACTCGGTGTCGCTGTAGGCGCGGTCGTAGGCTTCCTCGCCCATGATGATGTCCGTGATACGGCCGCCGCTCTCTTTGCGGGAGAGCTTCATCTTGGTGTTGAGGTCTGCCAGAGGTGTGGCGTCAGCCTCGCCCCAACGGGCGGTGCCCACCAGGACCTCAGCCAGAGCCGCGTTGCGGCCGAAATTGACCGTGACGCTCGGGTAGTCTTCGCCTTCGACGACAACCTGGCCTTCGATCATGGCCTGAGCGCACATCCAGTTTACCCGGCGGTCGATCATGTTGCGTTCCTTGCGGAAGTTTTCCGCGATGGTCGCGTCGTAACGCTGCTGAGGCGTCAGATCGCCGGAGCCGAGCGATTCACCCGCCATGCGGCTGAACTGCTGGTTGACGTCGATGTCGTGCTTCGGCTTGACGTATGCCGGGCGGAAGCTCTTGGTCTCGAAGCCTTCGCGCGCCATGACACGGCCTTCGACGTGCGGAGCAACGAACGGCGCGAGGACGCGGTGATCGTCGATCTCGTCGAACTTGATGTCTTCGGTCGTGAACGTGATCTCACGCGGAAAGAACTGGAGGAAGAACAGCGGGTCCGGAACCTGACGGTTCAGAACGCCGATAAGAGTGGATGTATCGTAAACGGACATTTCGGCGGTTCCCTTTTCTGGCCCGTGTTCGGGGCGGTGAATACTGGGTTAATCCGAGACCCTGGAAACCGCAAGAGTTTCCAGGGTCCGGGTTGTTGATTACGTCAGGC